TGTAATCCAATACATCAAAGTTTTTTAACCAGTTATCAAACATAGCTTAACCACTCCATTTCTTCGTTGTTATAAGGTATCATGCGTTGCCATATAATGTTGCACCGCAATAAAGTCAAGAGTTGGTTTTGAAATTTTTATATGAATTAATTAGTATAATTATTACCAGCAGAGATAGCAGCATTAACAGCAGTCATATCTTCGTTAGTCCAGTAATCTTTAGCTACCATGATTTCTAAGTGTTCAACATTTCTTTTCACAGTATCTTTTTTATCTTCTTCAGATTCATCTGCCATTTTTGAACCATCAATAACACCATTGATTAATTCTACTGAATCACCCATAGCTTTATAATCTTGAGCTATTTCTTCTGCTGTTTTTACATTTTCTTCCATAGTTTCTCCTTAGTTTGTTGCTACTGCAACTGGTTTGCTTTTATCAATTTTTTTTAATTCATCAATAACTAATTTAGGTTCTACCATATTGTTTCTAGGGTCGCTATCAATGAATTTCTCATCTTCCCACTTATCTTTCATGTGGAATTGTAAATTAGTATTATGGCTATAGCCAAATTGTGTCCATCTAGTTGAACCCCAAATCACTACTCCATGCTTTTCTGTTGATGCTGAAAAGTGATTTAAGCAACTGTCTATGCTTACAAAGGTTTCTGCATCTTTTAATAACTCATGTACTTCTGTCCAATGCAAATCACATTTAATAGTATTAAAGTATGCTGGTTCATTAGGTAAGGTACAATCAATAATGGTTACATCTTTATATTCTTCTTTTAAATAATTAATTACTTGTTGTGCAAGAAATGGTTGATAGTTTCTGTTTGGGTTAATGTTATTGTATTGACCATTGTAAGTAATAGGAGATTGTCCACCACTAAATTGAATGAGAATATATTTGTTTATTTCTTTTTCTTTTAACCATTTATCTACATTTTCCTTTAGATGTTCTGTGTAGAGTTTTGGTTTCATATTTATATCAAATTCTACATTGTGAAGTTCGCAATAGCTTTCAATGATATGTTGTTTGCCAAACTGAAAATTAGATTTATAAGGTTCAGAATAATAGATATTATCTGATGCCATAATTCTTGGGTCTTGGATTGGCAAAGATTGTTCTAATACTAATTTCACATCAGGATTATTTGCAAAGCACCCAATGTAAGGTGTGTAGATTTGTACTTCGGATTTTTGTTTTAGCTTAGGAATTAAAGCTGTAAATGCAGTACACTTACCTATCCCACCTTCCACTACATAGGTATTCATAAAATACTATATATTGTTTTCTTGCTCAGCTTTGAAAGTCGCATAAGCATCTTTGACATCTTGTGTCCAGACCGCATTACATACTGCTTGAACCTCTGAGTGTTCATTAGTAATATCTGCATCTGGAGTTAAAGCATGTCTATGATACTTTCTGGATAGTTCTTCACCATCTTCCATAACTACAGTATCTGTTCGCACTTGAACTGATTTGTATTTTCCGACCACTTCAATCTTTCCGATTTGTGTCTCTTTAGTTATTGCCATAGTTTTCTCCTATTGTTGTTAATTATAATACTGTGTAAGTTAAGTTAATTTCAAATGAAGATGTATTAGTTATAGTGCTTGTATTTAATGCTGAATCAGGTGCATTATCTATTGTTCTTCCAATATAAAAACCTGTTGAATAACCACCAACAGTTACTGCATTAAAACTTACAACTCCTGTACCAAAATCAACATTACCTAAAACAAGATGACCTAAATTTTTTTCTGCTCCACCTAAACTTGCATTAAAAGGTAAGCCACCTATTACAACCACACCTGTACGACTTCCTTTATCACTTAATACAATATCACCTGTTGCAAAAACCATTCTACCAACTTTTGTGTATCTACCTGAACTTGTAAAAGCTAATGAACCATCTGAACCAGTTGTACCTGAATAATAAGGTGTCCAAGTTCCTTCTTCGTAATCGTCTAATAAGTTAGAAGCTGTAGCAGTTGTTGTTCCTAAATAAATTCCTCTGCCTGATTGTGGAAATAATATACTTCCTTGATTTCTTACAATGGTTACGTTTGTATTGCCTAAAGTAACTTCATTGGTAGCTGTTGCAGATGAAGGTTGTGCGTTGTAACCTATAGTCGTAAGGTTTGAACCTGTGGTCACTGTATTACCAGCATTTCTACCTAATGCTGTATTGTAAGAACCTGTTGTGTTAACAAGTAAAGAAGCTTGACCTATTGCTGTATTATCAGTACCTGTAGTATTATATGTAAGTGATGCATAACCTACTGCTACGTTATGTGCACCTGTCGTATTAGTATAAAGTGAACAGAAACCTAATGCGGTGTTTGGACTTCCTGTCGTATTAGCAGAAAGTGAAGCATAACCTACTGCTGTGTTGTTGGAAGCTGTAGTATTGGCTTGTAAAGAACAAGTACCTACGGCTACGTTACAAGCACCTGTCGTATTAGCACCAAGTGAATTATAACCTGCTGCCATGTTGTTGGAAGCAGTGGTGTTATTGGCTAATGCTAAAGTTCCTACGGCAACATTTTGATTACCTGTAGTATTTGAACACAAACTAATTTGTCCTATAGATGTATTACGACAACCTGTGGTGTTTTTAAAATTTGAATAAGTACCTACTGCGGTATTTTGATTAGCTGTTGTATTTGATGATAGTGCACAAAATCCAAATGCACTGTTACTACTACCTGTTGTATTAGCATCTAATGCAACTGAACCTACTGCTGTGTTTAATCCACCTGTTGTATTTAATAAAAGTGAATAATAACCAACTGCTGTGTTATTATCTGCTGTAGTGTTTTGGTTTAAAGAACCATAACCTAATGCTGTGTTTTTGCAACCTGTTGTGTTAGCTAAAATTGAACTATTACCTATAGCTGTATTATCACCACCTGTTGTGTTATCTCTTAAAGATGCTAGACCCATTGCTGTATTTCTTACACCTGTCGTATTAGCAGTTAAAGCACTTGTTCCAATAGCAACATTACAACCACCTGTTAAACTTGCATCATCTAACGCACCATCTCCTAAAGCAACGTTATTTGTGCCTACAGGATAATTACCATCTAGTTTGATTGTGCCACCATCTATGCTGACGTTACCAGCTACAGTTAATCCATCTGTAGTTATAGTTCCTACGTTATCAATGTTTCCTGTACCTGTTATATTGTTTGAGTTTAAATCTAAGTTTCCACCAAGTTGAGGTGTAGTGTCATCTACAACATTTGATATTCCACCTTGAATAGTTGACCAAACAGAACCATTGTAAAATTTTAATTCATTATCAGTTGTATTAAAGAATAAATCACCTTCATCTAATGAAGTAGTAGGATTGGTTGTATTAACTCTATATCGTTCTGCAAAAGAATTAACTCCAGAGATATTATTTGCAACAGTTGTAACATTTGTATCTATAGCAGCTACAGCAGTTACATCTGTATCTATTGCAGCAACACTTGAAACATCAGCAGATATTCCAGCAACAGTCGTTACATCAGCACTAATTCCTGCTACATTGGTTACATCTCCTGATATACCAGCAACAGTTGTTACTTCAGTTGCAATTGGAACTAATCTATGAAAGGTATAAGTATTTAAAGTTGCTGTTGTTTCTACTAACATTCCATAACCATTAGGAATAGGACTTCCAATACCTGCTGGTATAGAATTAATAGTTACGGTAGCACCAGCAGTTGTTTGAGCATCTGCGGAAACTCCAGTACCAGTATTATAAGTCATTCCACCTGCATCAGCGATTGAAACAATAGTTCCTGTACCGTTATTAATATCTGGATTTGTAGTTGGGAATGAATCTTCGTTTGCTATAGCAACAAAACCACCTACATCATCAACTAGATCAATTATTCTAGCATCTATAGCAGCGGTTGTTGCAATATAAGAATCTGAACCTGACCAAGTATCTCCTGAAGCAATAGTTTCACTTGAGTCTTGTCTAAAGTATCTTCCATCAGAAGCTGACGTTGTAAAGAATGTTGTATCATTTGGAGTATGACCTGATGCTTCTGCATTAGTTACAATAACTGCATCAGCTATCTTATCAGCAGTTACTGCATCATTATTAATTTTTGCAGTTGTAATATTACTGTCTGCAATTTTAGCAGTTGTAACATTTGAATCTGCTATCTTTGCTGTAGTAACATTTGAATCAGCAATTTTAGCTGTAGTAATTTGAGAATCAGCAATATGTTGTGTGTCTATAGATCCATCTACATAATGTTCTGAGTTTATGCTGTCATCAGCTATTTTAGTTCCATCAACTGCATCAGCAGCAATCTTTCCAGTAGTAACATTTAAATTAGCGATCTTAGCTGTAGTTACATTACTATCAGCTATTTTTGCTGTGGTAATATTACTATCTGCGATTTTAGCAGTAGTTACATTTGAGTTTGCAATTTTAGCAGTTGTAATTTGTGAGTCTGCAATATGAGCTGTGTCTATTGAACCATCCACATAGTGTTCAGAATCTATACTATCATCTGCAATCTTAGAACCATTAACAGAGTCTGCACCTAACTTAGCATTAGTTACAGCAGCATCATTAATCTTTGCAGTAGTAACAGCACTATCAGCAATTTTAATTGTAGTAACAGATCCATCTGCTAAAGTTGCAGTAGCAATTACTCCTTCAGGAATAGATGAATTTGTTTTAGATAAAGCTCCAATATAAACATTAGAAATAGCTTCATTAGATAATGAACCAGAATCCCAAGTTACATTAATAGTAGTATTGGTTGAAAAAGATGAGGAACTAATTGTTCCATAAATTGTGCCAGGAGTAGTTGCAGTTAATTTAATTCTTCTACCTGCATGATAAATAGGAGTTACATCAACACCATCTATAGTAAATGAAGTTGCAGAAGCATAGGTTGCTGTATAAGCACCATCACCATCTCCATATTCTACCCATTGAGAATCATTAAACCATTCTCTAGTGTTTTTCATTAATGCTCTAATTGCATTATTTAGATTAGATGGTAGCATACCTTCTGCTACGGAAATGCCATTTAAACTTGAATTATTTATTTGAGTTGTTGAATAATCTTTTATACCTGCCATTTTTTATCCTATAAACCAAGCAAAAACTTTATCAGTTTCTACATTATTTTTATTAATTAAACTATTTACAGATTCTTCCAATTGTCGTTGAAAAAATTCCTGTGTTTCAAAGCTATATCTAACATTATCTATATCTTTTTCAATAACTTCGTTTGCCATTATCTTAAACTTCCTTGACTTGCAACAAAATCAACACCTTGAGCATGAGTAAATACTTCTCCAGAGGGTATTTTAACATTAGCTCTTATATATCTACCAGAAGCCCTAACTGGATTTAAACCATTAGAGTTCATAGCAGCATAAGATGTTTGAATAGGATCGTCAGTTAAACGATCTCTAGTTTTAATAGATACTGTTGCTTGTGCATCTACTAAAGGTCTAACAGCTTGAATATTGGTTCTTGAACCTTTTGCCAATTCTATTTCTGACGTTTCAATTTCTATTTCATTTTGTGTTCCAGAAAAAATAGCTGCTTTGTAATTTGTATCAATTGCACCTAAATATCTTTGTCCACCAGACCAAAAGTCTGTGTCTAATGCAATATTAATTGTATCTAAGTTTTGAGAAATAATATCCATTAATTCTACTGTATAAGCTCCCACAAACTGTGAAAAAATAAATGAACAACTTGCTTCAGACAAAGACCATTTTTGTGTAGCATAATTGTAAATTAAAATTCTATCGCAAATACCTGTAGTGTTATTAGTATTTTGTGCAGATGGATATAACCATAAAGCTAACTGATTAAATGGATCCGTTGTTGCTACAATTCTATCTGAAAATGCTTTGTTTAAATCAAGATCAAAAAATCTATTTACTTTTTCTGCACCAATAGGAATAATTTGATCTCCATTAATTTGGAAGAAACCATCGTCTGCATAAAAGAATACTTGTCTATTATCTTGACAAACGGTTTGTCCATAGACAGCTCCTCTATTAGGAGAGATAACCGAAAATCTAAATATTGTTGCACCACCCACAAAGTCCATACGAACTATTTGGTTTTGTCTAAAAATATATCCAACTTCTCCAGAAGATATGGCAACAATTTCTCCACCAGAACCTGGTAAGTCTTGGTAGTCAGCAGATTTAGCACCTGGATTCCAAACACCAATATCATTGATGCCTGACCATTGAACTCTGTTTGTATTTGCAGCTTGATTACCTGTAACTAAAAAATCCCTAATGACTCCTGATACTCTAAAATTTGGCGGTGTTCCATCTGTTGCTATAGCAGAAAGATTAGCAAAGTTTGTAGAAGTACCCATTAAATAATATTGAGGTGCATCTACACCATTACTTGCTATGACATAATTACCAAACTGAGTAAATGTCCAGAAGTCTGTATTACCACCAGTCAATGATCCTTTTCTTGAAGTAAAAGTTCCACCATCTAATTGGTATAAATCTGTATTCGTTGCAACAAAGTTAAAAACATTGTTTGCTCCATCTCTAAACGATCCACCACCTCTACAATCTGCTCCTATGTTATTCGTAGAATAATTCACTAAGGAAGGAAATCGTTTGTAAGAATCTAAAGCATAATAAACATTAGTAGCAACATTTGCACCTGGATTATTATGGCTTGGTTGATCCGGTAACCATTCTCCAAATTTTAATTGCATAAATTACCTATTACTAAAGTTAGATGCAATAGTGTCTTCAGAACGAACTTGTAATGGTGAACCTGAGAATTGATCTTCTCTGTCGTTTAATTCTAATCGTTCTAAAGCAGTTGTGTACATCTGTTGCCAAGTTTGAACTTGTCTTGGGTCAATACCACCTAAGAAATTAGCTGCATGAAATAAAGAACCATATAAATAAATAGCAGGGTGGTTTTCCAAAATATAATTGGTAGTATTAGAAGATGATAAAGCATCAAACTTTTTATAATAATTCATGTACGCAGTATAAGTTGCGTCTGGTTTAGGAGAAAAACGAATCGTATCTCCTAGTATGGTATAAGAACTTGGAATACCAGTTGTGGAAGTTCCTCTAATAGAATCCATTTGCGATGGTGTCATATATCTTAATGGATATTTAGTTGAACCTGATAGAATGTAAAAATCTCTTATTTGTAAAAAACCTGTTGGAAGATTTTCTGTTTCTGCATCTATAGTAATCGTAGCTTGAGTAATCATTTTACGAATACGCAATTTAGAATTTAAATCAGCTTCTGCTAAAACAATAAAATCATCTGCTATCTCTGTAGATAAATCAGATCGGTTTAACCAATTTGCGATAGATGCTTTTAAAGTAGTATAGTTTGTTAATGCCATTATAATTTTCCTGGTGCAGTTCTAAAATATCTAAACTCATTAGAATTTAGTTTTTGTTTTAGAATTTTTGTTTGTACGTCTTTAGGTAAAGCAAACCAATTACCATTACCATTATATTCTTTGCTCCACAACTCCAAGACTAAAGTAGGAATACTTGCCACTCTTTTTAGTTCTCTTGACTTAGAATAACCATCATTATGAGTGTACATCTTTTTGTTATGGTCAAGGATAGGTTTATAGTTCACATTTCTTTCAATAACGACTTGTCTATTGGTTTCATCGCTATGATACTTAGTTGTTATTAACCCATCATATTCCACTAACTTCGTCATGGTCTGCCTTGTCCTCTATAAGTGTTCTTATCCTTTTTACTGTGTCGTCCTGGTCTTTTTTTTCTTTTTCTCTTTATAAAATTATTGACTCCAAAGCCTTTAGCTTTTTTCGCCATTATTTAGATAGCTGAGAAATAGATGCTTTTCCGCCAGAAGAAACTTGGATAAAAGAAATCTTTTGTCCAGGATTTACAATTAAATATTCTACTTCATCAGCAGGTAAGTAAGTGTCAGCAGAGGTTGCTACAGGTGCAGCACCTATTTTGTAATAAGAAGCTGTACTTGCACAAATTCTAATTGCATAAATACCACTTGCAAAAGCAGCAGATACTCCAGCAGTTCCTGTGTAATCCACATTCTCATTAGAAACGATTGCGTATAATCCGTTTGTTTTCATATTTTTAATCTCCTAAATGTATTCTCTATAAATGATTTATGGGGGTGTTTCCACCCCCATTTTAAATTATCTTCTAATAATTACTGTGAATGTAGCAGCTACTGTATTAGTAGAAGCTCCATCAGTAGTAAAACTGATATAATCACCTTCGCTAACAGCATTAGCCGCAGTAGGTTCAGCAGAATCTACATCACCAGCAGCAGAACTTGCATTAGCAATAGTAATCGCACCACCTGTTACAGCAGTACCGTTAATCTTAGTTGTAATACCAGCATCAGCAGTAGCAATTGCACCGTCAATAACTGACATTACTTTTATAATCTTACCGTTGTCAGGTGCTACAACATGGACTGAACCTGCTGTAGAAACATCTGCCATTTTAACCGTTAAGAAATAGTCGTTTAATGTTCTCATTGTATTTTTCTCCGTTTGCTTCGTTCCGCCTTTAAGACTTCAAAGACCAAACAAAAAGTTTAAGTTAGTTAGAGGGGAGATTACTCCCCCCTCTTAAAGTAATCAAAGATTACGCAGTAGTTAGATCGGCAATAATACCAGATCCAGCTTCGTTTCTTGATTCTAGTGTGTATTCACAAACTAAGAATTGCTTCATAGCATCACCAGTTTTCGCTAAGTCTTCTAAAGAGAAATCTCTTAAGAAAGCTACCGCAAATAAATCTGGAGTGATTACGAAAGCATCTCTTGATCTTGAGAATCTGTTAGGTGTTACTTGCATAGCACCGAAATCAGACTCATACACATCAACAGCTGCAACTAATCTTTTGTTTTCAGCAGGATCAAATCTTGTAGATCCACCTGTGAAACCAGATAGTTTTTGTTTGTTGAAAGAACCAAGCATGATCATTGAAGGATCGCCACCATTATCCCAAACGGACTTGATAACATTCTTCAATTGATCTTCTGTGAAAGCTCTTTGTGTTCCATCAGTTCTAGCATTAACACCAGAAGTAGTTGGAGCAGCTCCACCAGATCCAGCAGATTGGTTTGTTTTTAACCATGAACCTAGACCTGCAAGTTCTCTAGCTGTAGAATCATCTCCAGCTACAGGTGCATTGTTCGCAGTTAAAGATGCTTCCATATCTCTTTTAAGTTCTTTTGATCTTTTAGAGATTTGATAAGCAAGTTCGGAATTTCTTCCTGCTTTATTAACTGCATCTAGTGTTCCAGAAACTAATACAGATTTAGTAGCAATCTGAGTGTAGTTTCCTTTTCTAGTTGTAGATGCTGGTGCAGAGAAAGCAACTTCATCGCCTTCTACAGCAGCATTAGAATCACTAGCAGCTGCTAATGAGTCTAATTGCCATTCATGGTTCACAGCAGTTGCTTTAGTTTTAGCAATAGCTGACATGAATGGAGTATCAGTTGGAGAGATATTATATATCACATCGGATAAATCTTCTCTTTCCCCAACTGCATCGTATGTACTATATGTTCCACTAATTTGTGTCATAGTAGTTTTCTCCTATCTTTGGGTTTTATTATTTAATATGTCTAAGAAAACATTAGTCGCATCTTTGATATGACCTGATTTTCTTAAACGATTTAACTTTTCCTTACGTTTTTCAAACGCAACATCGCTTTTGTCTTTTTTCATACCACTTGTTAAAACCTTACCTGGTTTTGCAATTTTACTTGCAAGGTTTGGTTTTAATTTTTGCATATTTCTATACTTCATGGCATCGTTCACCAACATCACAATACGATGATCGTAGATTTGAGAAATCTCTTGGTCTTGAAAACCATAAGAGTTCAAATAACCTCTCATCTGTGATTTCAATTGCGTAGCTTTTTCAGGATCAGAAAATTCTGGTAATTTATTTACCAATTCTTTCTGTTGTATCTGAACAATTTCTTGCAATTGTTTTTGTTGTTCAGCTCTAGTTTTGTTCACCGCTTCAGCAAACTTTTCTTGTTTTTGCTTTAGCTTACGTTCAAGCCTAAGAGCCTCTGTTGGATCTTCCTCATATAACCTCTCTAAATCAGCAGAAGCAATTTCTGCATTGAGTTGGTTTTGAGCCAAAGACATAAGTTGGTTGAGTTCGTTCAACTTATTGGAATAGTCTTGCCTTTGTTTTTCCGCTTCAGATTGGAATTGTTGTCTTTGTAAAGACAATTCTTCCGTCTTTCTACGGTAGTCGGCATCCCTTGAGTAACCACTCTTTAATTCGTCTAGGGTAACATCTAATTCTTGACCTGCAACTTTTACCTTGTAGGTGGAATTGTGTTCCTGTTGAATCTCAGTTTGTTCTTCTTGAGATACTTCAGTTTCAGAAACTTCCTCTTGCGATTCCATTTCTGGATTTTCTTGAACCGGAGGTTGATCTTCTTGCAAAGATTCCTCTTGAGTTGGTTCAGAAGAAACTTGTAATTCTGGTTCTTGTGATTGTTGTTGCTGTTGCTGTTTTTCTTTTTTGGGTTCATTAGATAAATTTAATAAACCTGAAATTGATTTTGCAGCTGATTGCAAATCAGTTTCTGCTCCCTTCAAAGGGTTGGCTAGATTGTCTGACATTGTTTGTCCTTTTGTTATGATTAAAGCTCCCTTATGGGTTGGCTTATCCTAACGGATTGTTAGAATTTCTGTTTTTGGATTGATTGGCGATAATCTTCTAATTGTTTCTTTGCCAATTTCCCAGTATCTAAAACTTCTTGTATGTTTTGCTCTACCTTTTGCACAATATGGTAAGCTAAATATAATTTTTCTCTAGTTTCGTTTTCATTTACTCCAGTATTAAACAAACTATCGGTATATAATTTTTTTAACTTCTCAATAGATTCTTTAAATACCTGATTGTCCAGTATCTGTCTGGCTTTCTCCGATCTGCTCACTTCCTTCTGGAGCTGATTCTGTTCGTCCTGGTTCATTTAAACTCTCAATCTGTTCCCCTAGTTGCATAGATGATTGTTGTGCTTGTGTAAATGCCTTATTTTGATTAGATAAAATCATTTTATTTAAATCAGATTCTGCTTTTAATTGAGCTGTATCAATTTGAGCATTATATTTTAATTCTAGTTCTTTAATTTTACTTTCAAAGTCTAATAAATTTTTAGCATTTTGAGATTGTAATTCTTTTAATTTCAATTCTAGTTCAGCTTGTTTTCTCTTGTTCTCTGCATCTATTCTAGTGAACTCAATTTTTTCAATAGGAGATGGTGGAGGTGGAGGAGTAGGTTGAACCATTCTCATTCCCACATCAGGATTAACAAAATAATTGTCCACACTTTTCAATCCTGCGTTTTCAATCATTTTAGATAAAGTATTATAAATGTTTTTCAATGAAACCATTGGATATTCTTTGCCACCTTGTAATTGGAAAGCCTGTAATTGTTTTTCCAAAATAGCATTAAGAATAACTAATTGTTGGTCTTTAGAACCTGAACCTAAACCAACGGTAATAGAAATATTATATCTATTTTTCCATTCTGTAGGTCGTACAGGAATGAACTGATTGTTTAATTGTATAATTCGTTCCTTGTCTTGATACTTAACTGTTAATTCAAAAATTCGTTTAAATAAATCTTTCACACCTGTTTCAGCAAAAATTCTTGCAATTAACTCCATTCGCATTTGTGTTTGCGACATAAGAGTATTTACACCGGTAGCTGTTTTATTTAGTGCGTCTGCATCTAATCCTTGCGTATATCTAGTAACACCAGTTCTAGTTTCTCTAACTGTATCTAGGTACTCCAACATAGGAAATGCTTGTTGCGAAATCGTTTGAGATTGCATTGGCATCATTACTTGAGATGGAGGTTGTTTCGTTCTAACCACACCACCTGGTCTTGATGTTAGTAGGTCATCCAAATTGACCATACCATCCATAATCGCTACTCTGTTGTTGTTAGTTAAATACATATTGTCTAACAACTGACGCATCACCGTAGATTTAATTAACTGAACATCTTCTACTAACTCTGCAACACTTCTTCCATAGAATCGGTGTGGCATAGGAATAGGAGTTAAAGAACAGAAAGGAACAAAGTCCACAGCTTGATTATCTAAAATTTGATAACCTGAATCACCTGCAACAGTTACTTTTCTTAACTCTGCAATACCATCTCCATCATAATCTACTTTGACATAACATTCATACAGTTCAATGCTCTCTGTAGAATTGTCAGGAGTTTGGTCAAAAGGATATTCGTCTATATCTCCAAATCTAGTAAGTCTTTCATTATTGTATAAAACAATCTGGGTAGCAGGTAAATCATTTACGATTTCTTTGTCATAACCCATTTCAATTAATTGCGATCTTGTTTTAATAGTTCTGTGAGCTACAAAGTTTGCGTCCTCAATAGATTTTGCAGTTCTCTCAATAAGAAATTCTTCAGGCGGAACATTTTCAATTTTTATTTTTCCACCTTTTTTAACTCTACGAATAATAACATTGTGCAACTTAGGAATAGGTGTATTAATTTCTTGTCCTTGAGTAGCAGCAATTTGTTTTAATTGTTCTAACTGAGCTATTGCTAACTCATCTTCCATTTCTTCTTCTTCAATAATTTGTACATTATCATCAGAAACTAAAACTTGATATTCGTCATCATTTAAATTTTTATATGTTTCTTGTTCAGAAGTTTCGGACTCATCCCAATAGATTTTAACAATTCCATTTTTTTCTAATAACGCATCTTTGAACCAAGAGTATAAAATTTTAAAACCTTCATTGTCTTTGTTAAATACATAATTGATATAACTTGTTGCTTGTTCAGCAAGAGGAACATCTTCGGCATTAACTGGTTCGCATTTCACCGTATGATCTGATGAGGTAAAAATTCTCATTAGGTTTGGCAAAATGGTTTCAATGGTGTCGGCCACATCCGTAGAAACAACCTGGCTTCTTCCATCAATCTCTGTGCCTAACTTATCGCCTAAATAATACTCTAGTGATTTTTTTCTTTGGTTGGATAATGCTCCACCTAAAAATCCTAAAGAGTTATTAATTTCACTATTAATAATAAATCGTAATTCTGTATCTGAAATTTTTGCCATAGTTTAAATTATATAATTTGTATTTACTGGTATTTCTTTTTTCCAATCCGTTGCCTGAACACCGTAACCGACTATGCCTGTTCTAAAAGCATCAGCACAATGCGAAGCAAAATTGTGTAAAGGTTTATTTCTAAAACATTGATTCTTTTCATCCCATCGTTTTTGATAGGCTTTCATAGCTTCAATGCCTTTACCACATTTGTTTTTATCAAACAAACAATTCGGCAAAGCCTTTCGTACTGCTTCTATCCCATCTTCAATAGATAGTTTCGGAGCAATCTCAAAAGCTATACCTAATTCTAATGCACTTTCAAGCCTTGATTTTCCATACGCACCTAGTTCCCTAACTTTAATATCATGGGGTGCAATATGTTTGGAGTATTCGTAAGGTTTGGCATCAATGACATTTGCGTAATGATCTAAACCTTCTCCAGCAGCTTCATAGTAATCTATTAATCTAATTTCATTTTTGTATCGTTGAGCAAACCAAATAACTGTTTGGTCGTTCATTCCTAAATCCCACCAGGTTTCTACATCTAGGGATTCATCATACAAATCATCGGTAATCTTATTTTCTTTTTCTAGCCTTTCAATAATAGCTCCGTAATAAGAACCGGTTATTGCTGCTTGAAAGCTACATTCAAATTCTTGATCGTATAAGTCCTCTGACATCATTTGCCTTGCAGACCTTAATTCTTCTTCGTCTAATATCTTAGTTTCCGATGCCTTAAATATTGCTGCGTACCAATTCTTTTCTCCTTTGGCTTGGCAATATAGGTCATAGAAGTAATTTCTTCCTTTGGGTGTACCAATGAAAACACACCAACCTTTTCTATCCGCTAAAGCAGGACGTATAATTTCTGGAAATAAACTAGGACTAATACTTTGGGTTTCGTCAAAGACACAACCGTCTAATGCAATACCCCTTAGAGCCTGGTCATTTTCACCACCAAGAATAGTAATACGACTACCATTGGGAAAGTCGCATCGTAATTCAGATTCATTAAACTTAGTTCCAGGTATTTTTCCAGCATATGTTTTTATGTAATCCCATGCTGTTGCCTTACCTTGTTTAAAAGTAGGACTTAAAAAAGCATATCTTGAGCTTGGGTTGGGGTTTAGCAAAGCCTCCCTAATCATATGGTTAATACACATGACTGTTTTACCAGCTCTACGATGTAATACTAAAACACTAAATCGGTGCTTAGAGATATTTTCATGCAAAAATTTTTGTAATTCTCTAGGCTTGTATGGAATCTCAATTGTCGCCATTTGTAAAACAAACCCCCCCTATTTTAATTGAGGGTTCTATTGTGTGGTATCAATTGTTGTATGCCTAAATCTACTGCCATGTATTTAGCAAATACATCAGCTTCTTGTAAGTTATTAAAACCATAGAATTTAACAATGACCTGTTTCTTTTCAGGTTTCACATAAACTATTGCTGAATAGTCTTTGTCCATTACATCATCAAATTCATCCATATCTATTTCTTAAACTGTTTGTCAGCTTCTTCAAGCCATTTCTCTTTGCTAATCACTTCACCTTTTGGGTTTCGGTAAATAACTCCTGAGTTGCTGTCAGTAGGATAAGCTCCCTGTTTTTTCATGGATTTAAAATTGTCTGTATAGAATTTGTTTATTTTGCTTGAGGTCATATTGGTTTCCTTTGTTTATTTGTGTGTGAGTCCGATCATTTTTAACAAGTACCGGAAATACCCTTTGGGGGTGTGGGTCGCCACAAAACCCCCCACTTTAAGTTTTGATAATTCAACTATTGCTAGAGCTATTACTAGTAATCAACTGTGAATTGTTACCGATAATTTATCGTTATTGACAACAACCATTAAGTGAGCCTGGTTCTATTGTAATTGGTTCAATAAATAACTGATAAAATACTGTTTAATCGTTCAAATTGTGCTGATTTTTTAACAAATGGCAGTTATAATGTAGTTTGTGCTACATTTTGTTTATAATTTGCAAAACAACACCAACAAATCTAATAAAATCAACAACAAATACTTTTAAGACTCCCATTTAACAACTATTTTATTATCACCATTCTGCACAGCTAATGTATTACTTTTACCATAAACAGAAGGATTTAACTTCTCTGCTTTCCACTTAGCCAGGTCAAGTGCTGCCTTAACAAGGTGAGTTTGTCCTAAGTCTGTTTTGTCTTTTAATTTACTATTAGCTAAAGATTCATTCAATAGCTCCTGAGCCTCACAGAGTGAATACTCAATTCCGTCAGATTTAGCCTTAATATACTGTTCTCTTAATTCAGGGTATAAATTAAGCCATTTTCTAAATGACTCCCAACAAGGCCTGTTTTTAACGGCAGGAGATAAGACTTGTCTTATAGTTTTACCAATTGCTAATTCTGAACAAATCTCATTGACTAGCTTTTTATTATACTTGGTTCTACGTCCTGGAGTGTTCTTTTTTTGTTCTATTAATTCTGTACTCATAATTATTTTATATTTATTTAATTTAGTATATTGACAATTGATTTACACTTTAATAATTTAAACTTAACGAAAGGATAAAATATGAAAATACTTAATCACCCTGATATGTCAGTAGATGACTTAATAACAGTTTCTGTTTATTATGAATCTAATAAAAAAACAATCAAACAACAAAAACTTGCTAAAGATTGTTATCCATATATCAACCAATATATTGATAATAGATTGAAAGACAAGGCAGAACTTCAACCTAAAAATGGTTATTTTTATAAATATCTTGATTATCAACATAACATTAATTTTATAAATGCTAGTTATGAAGATAAACAAAATTTTATTGATTGGATTAACAAATTTACTTTAAACAAAGTTAGATTAGTTGGTTCTAAAAACAAAAAATTTTGTAAATATTCAGATAGTAATTTAAAAATAATTTATAAATAAACTTAAAAAGAAAGGAAACAACATGACACAACAAAAAACAATTTCTGAATTTATTAAAGATAATAATATTTTAATAAGTTCAAAATTAATTTCTGAAAACCCAAATAATAAAGATTGGGTCAATGCTAATCATTACAAAGTTAAATTAAAAAATGGTTCTAAATCTATGAGCATTTATTATTCACAAGGTTATGGAATCAAACATGAACCAAATGCTTTAAGTGTTTTAGATTGTTTAAGGTCTGACGCAATTTGTAATGATTTAAACTTTAATGATTTTTGTGCTGAATTTGGTTATGATTCAGACTCAATCAAAGCAAATAAAATTTACAAGGCTTGTTTAAAAAATACAGTTAAATTAAAAAAATTTTTAGATTATAAATTTAATGATTTTTTAAATTGCGAAAGTTATTTTTAAACTGAAAGGATAAACAACATGACACAAACAGCAAAAAAATATTTTACTTACGATTTACCTAAAATATGCGTAAATGAAATTCAATTTTGTAATCAAGGTAAGTTCTTTTATGCAAAATATAAAGAAAGCGGTTTTCATATAGTTGCAAGATATACCTTTGAAGAAATTTTGTTCTTTTTTGATAAACAAGGCTTTCAAGTTGTTAATCAAGATGGTTCAATATATAAAAATAATTAATTAAACTGAAAGGATAAAACACATGAACAATCAATTTATGAATAAATTAAAAACAATGTTAGTAGGTCAAACCATAACTAAGATTGAATACTTGAATCCAAAAGATTCAAAAAAGTTTTTAGGTTGGGATTATCAACCTTGTGAAATTCATTTAAGTAATGGTGTTATCTTGACTCCTAGTTCTGATGACGAAGGAAACAACGCAGGAGCAATACTAACTAACATTGAAGGTATTCCAACTATTGGAGTTGAAAGAAACTAACAAACTAAAAAGAAAGGATAAAACAAATGAAAAATAAATTTATTAAAAAAAAAATAAAAGGAATTGATATAGACGTAAGATCAAAAAATTCCTTATATATAACCATAGGTAAATGGAATATATATTTAGATAATTCCACAAATGAAAAAATTATTAATACTTGGAACAAAAACAATGTTTATAGGAATTAATTGGAACATTAAAATTATTCAATTAAAAGAATCTTTAAACAAGTTACGCAATAT